TCACCAGCCCACCTTAATGTCATATCCGCCCACACTCTCAATCGCTGCTTGAATGCCCGCCGCCCGCTCTGCATCGGTGCCATCCGTTACGCTGGGTAGCTTGAGGTGCGCACGTAATGCGTCTTTGTGTCGCCAGCTGGCAGCCATGACAGCTGAGCCGTACTGGGCAAGCCCCGCCATTGCCTGACTGGCCTCGTTCGGTGTGACGGGGACGGTGAGGTTCTCCTCAGTGCGGATCTCGAGTAGCCCTGCGGTTTCGCCCTGGCCGGCGGCGATGAGCTTGCTGGCGTTCGAGTCCAGCGTCAGCCAGGCGATACGGTCTGAGTCGCGCAGCTGCAGCGTCAGCACGCCGTAGTCGCCGCCGAAGTCGTGGGGGTAGCGCTGCAGGAGCTGGTCACGTATCGCTTCCACTTCGGCGCAGCGCTCGACGATGCGGGCCTCGAGCTGGACACGGCGGTCAGCGGCGATGTCGGCATCCGGCCGAGGCGTTACCTGCCAGCCCTGCCGCCATGCGCCGTCAACGTGCTCGGGCGGCTGGGCGGTGACGGTGTGGGTTGTGGGATCGGCGTCAGGACGCGTCTCTATCTGGACGCGCTCATAGCCCAGCAGCCGGGCAACGTCATCGGTGACGGTCGGCCCGAACGACACCTGGGCACGGTGCCGGTCACGGATCTGCTGCGGAGAGACCGGGTATTCAGCGGTTTCGGCGTGGATGTACATGGGTCAGTCCTTCGTCAAGTAGGTCGTGGTGAGCGTGGCGAGCGGTGACACGGTCAGTGCGGCCGCAGTGTCAGACAGGGATCCGGCGGCAACGGTCAGCGAAGATGCGCCTGAACTCAGGGCATAGGTGTCCATCGTGTAGCCGGGCTCGGTGACTGTCAGCTGCCCCCCGTAGGTGCCCAGCCCGTCCGAGTCGCCAAGGATATCGAACATGCTGAGTTCACCGCCAAAGCCACCGCCGGCGATAATCCGGGCCGCATCGAACTGCAGGGCGTCATAGATGTAGGCGGCGCCCGACGCCGGCGTGAATTCGCGCTGTGCCAGTATGGCGCCGTAGACGTCGAGACGGGCCACCAACACCTCTGTCGAACCATAGGCGATCATGCACAGCTCTCCATCACGGTACTCTACATTACGGATTGCAGCGTAAGGCGAGCCCAGCAATTCCCTGCTCCAAATTTGATTTAATGAGCTGTCAAATTTAATTACCAAAGGGTGTGGGGACATGTAATTCCCTGCACTACCCACTGCGTAGAAATTTCCGGATGCGTCACGAGTAACGGCTGAGATTGAAGCCGTGCTATTCACGATGTAGCGCTGCGCAACTTCTCCCCCACTACTATTTAATTTGACCAATCCTGTGTAATACGCACCTGCCGGATTAGCCGTACACAAAAGATAGATGTTGCCATTGTCATCATGATCATGGCACCGAGCTGCAGCTGTTCCAGCGGCATTGGCTACATGTGTTTGCCACTGCAGCACACCGGTGGTGGAGTACTTCAAAATATGAGCTTTGCCCGCGGTACCACCCGATCCAACTGAAACGTAAAGAAAACCGTTATTCAGTGTAAGCGAATAGCCTTGTACTGATTCGCTGGTCGATATCTTACGCTGCCATTGAAGCTCCAAACCGGCAGTCAGCGCCATCAGATACACACTGCCATCATCATTTAACCGGCCGCGGAGCAGCAGATAGATCTCTCCACCCGGGCCCTCCACTGCGCTGTACGCAATCAGGTTGCTGGCTGAGCCACTGAATGTGATTTCAGCGCCATCGGTTTGGGTCAGGTCTTCATCAAGCCGCAAAACAACGAAGCCGCCTGATACACTGCTGAACAGCAGGTAGCCTCCATCTGAAAGTTGCAAACACACACCATAGGAACTCACCCCACCTGAAGCGAACTTCTTGATCCCGCCGGAGACCTGCCGGCGGGAGGCGGCGGCAACGCGTATGCGATGAGACAGACTCAGCATCAGGTAGCCCCCGCAAAAATGCCATACAAGGTGCCGTTGGCCTTGAAGATCACCAGAATCGACGTGCTGGTGATGGACAGGGCCGGCACGGCGCCGAATGCCCATTCCATCGTCGGCCAAATGACCCCGTGCCCGCCCGCATCCAGCAGTAATGTGAAGCTCTCGCCCTCGCTCAGGCCGTCGGCAAATGTGACGGCACCGGTCAGCTCTCGGTATTGAACAGGTGCAATGGACGGGTCGAAGGTGTCACCGGTCATCGCCGCGACGGTCTCAGTGACCTTCCCCGCCAGGCGCAGATCGGTATAGGTGCGCCCGTCAAACGATACCGCGATCGTCAGGCTGATTTTCCAGTCGGCGTAGGTGCCGATACCGGTGGCACTGGTGACGGTGACGTCCAGCGCTCCGGTCCCGGCGTCGTAGGCGGTGACAGTGCCGATCATGCGATCGGTTGGAGTGGCCGCGCTGGCGATGACCAGTTCCATGCCGGCGATGTAGGACAGGCCGGTTTCGACGGTGAGCGTCTGGGCACCGGTGCCGATGGTCAGGTTGGTGGTACTGTTCGCCGTAGTGCCGGGCACAGCGGCCATGGCGGCCATTTCGGCGGCGAGTGCATTGGCCGCCAGGCCCCAGCCCTGTAGGGCGGCGATGAACGCGTCGCCGCGTTCGGCAAAGGTGGCAGGATCCGCCCGGCTGGGTGCCGGCGGGAGCGGTGGTATTGTCATGTCAGGCCATCCAGAGTCAGGCTGCAGTACGAGATAGTTGGGTAGGCGATATCGATAGAGAAATCGCGGTAGAAGCCAAACACGGTCAGCACGGTGTAGATTCCGCTGGTACCGCGATACAGACAGGGCGTGGCGCGCAGCTCGGCCAGCACGGTGTGCACGTAGTCGACTTGGGCCGATTCAAGCTCCAGGCGCAGCTCGGCGCGCCTGGAGTAATTGCGGCGCACGAACGTGGTCACGCCGAAGTCGTCGGTTTCCTTTTTCGAGTAATCGACGATACCGGCCGAGGCGCCGTGTTCCGGCAGGCCCAGTTCGTACGTGAAGCCGAACACCACCGTGCCGACGGACACACTCCCGGCCGTGTTGTGGATAGTCAGAGTGACCACGGCATCCCCGATCGGGATCAGGTCGTCGATGACCAGTTCCTTGGGCTTGCGGATCGGGTCGTAGAAGTAGCCGTACCAGTTCGGAATTGCACTGGTGTCACGGATCAGGATCGTCTCATCGTAGAGCACACCATCCACCGGCGATTCGATATGCACCTCAACCGAGGTGGCCTGCATGTCGATCAGTGCCAGGGTGCCGAATCGGCCCGGGCGGAACTGCATTGTCAGGCTGCCAGCCGCTTGGGTTTTGGTGCTGGTTTCCAGATCAAGGCAGGCCCAGCGGTTGGTGGGGCCATCGTCGATCCACCAGGGGATGTCCCCGGTGACGGCGTCGGGCGTATTGCCGGTGTTGCTGTCTGCCGTGCTGACATAGACCCTGTGGTTGTAGATGACCCGGGCGCCGTCGGCATAGGTGGTGCCGGCGGACCAGACCGGCGCGTCGTCTTCGGCAACCGAGCTGCTCAACAACATCGTCTCGGTGATGGTCATGGGAGTGGTGACACGACAGCTCATGCGACGGTCCTCGTTGCAATGGCGTCCCCTTCCGGCATCGCCCTATCCAGCATGCGGTTGGTTTTGCCGGTGTTAGCAGCGATCGCCGCGTGGCCGGCCCGTTGCTCTTTGCGCAGTTCGGCCAGCTCAGCACGCAGCTGGGCCAGTTCCCGCGCCATGGCGCTGAAGATATCGTTGGTCTGGTTGGCGGTGTACACCTGTCCGGGAGCATCGAAGTTGATCAGCTCCGGGCCTCGCTCGCCCACCAGTGCCACACCGCCCTTGTAGTGCCCCCCAGAGGCGAATGCAGGGATCTCGCCGTGCGCGATGGCGGCACTGCGGAACTCATCCATCAGGCTACCGATATCGCCGCCGGCGTCGAGCAGCCGGGCCGACCAGTAGGACTTCCCGGGCGCGTCTGCCTCACGGCCGAGCATCAGCTGATAGAGTGCNCAGTTCCGTCTGGCTGATGAGTACTTCAGACTGACCGACCAGCGTCAGGTGCTGCGCGGCCAGTTCACCGCTGAGCACCGCCTGCAGCTGTTCGGTCAGGCTCGCCTGCGCAGACAGCTGCGACTCTGCCGCACTCTGACCGGCCGTCAGTGTATTGAGCAGCCGGGCCCGGGCAATATCAGCGACCGTACCGGTTGACTGGATGGCTGCTGTCACGCCGTCGGTCTGGGTGCCCAGGGCGACCAGCTGGCCGGCGAGCTGATCGGTCTGCTGAGTGCTGAGTGCCTGACCAGTGGTCAGCGTATCGAGCAGTGATCGGGTTGAGTCTGCCGCAGCAGTGATAGCTTCCGAGACTGCGATCTGACCCGTCCGGGCCGCTGCATCAGCGACCCCGTCAAGCGCACCAAGCACATCAGTCAGGCGCTCACCGTTGGCCAGCTGGGCATCGACGCCGCCGCCCAACAGGGCCAGCAGTTCCGCCGAGGCGGTCTGATCGTCGGCATGCGCCTCGGCCAGGCTGGCCAACAGCGCCTGATAGCCTGCATCGACCGATGACTGCAGCAGGTCCAGCGCTTCCGGCGTCGCGGTGCCGGCCAGCTCGGTAACGGTCAGCAGGGCATCCAGTCGTGTCGCTGTGCCTTCATAGCCAGCCAGCTGGATGGTCGCCGCTTCGCCCAGCTGCTCGGCGACCAGGTCCATAAAGGCAGCGTTCTGCTCGTCACTGTTCTGGCCAGTGAATGCGCGGTACTCGGCGATCGCCTGATAGACGCTGAACACGCCGTCGGTCAACGAGAGCGTTGCCTGGTAGGTGCCGTTGGCGATCGCCACCTGTTCCTGCGCGGTGGCAACGATGTTGTCCAGCCGGGCCAGATCATCCGTATGCTGCCGTTCCAGCAGGTCGAGCTGCAGCTCGGCTGTAGCGATGGCACGTTCCTGAACGCTCTGACGCTGATCGGCAATACCCGCCAGCTCGTCCATCCGGCGGGCGGTGCGCGCATAGTCCAGCAGGTAGGCACTGCGGCTGCCGAACTGGTCTGCATCTCCACGTGCGAGGGTGGCCAGCATCCCGGTCAGTTGGCCAGACTCCGGCAATGCGGCGCCGGCCCGAGTCTCCTGGAGTATTTCGCGCAGC